GAGCCGCGTTCAGCTAGACCAGTTTTATCTAAAAATCCACGAGGAGTTAAAAAATCTTTTAAGTTGTTTTTAAATTCACCAGCTCTAACTCCAAGAGTTCTAAACTGTGAGCGTCTTTCTAAGTCTATACCAGCTCCATACCCAACATCATTTTGCACACTTGGCGTACCAGTGCCTGCCATCTTCCCAGCTAGCTTAAAGGTGTCATTAAGAAGCTTTAATTGCTTCTCTACTTCTTTAGCATGCTTTTCATCTTTTTCGTCTTTCGTTTTTTTATTACGAAACATTTCTAAGATGTTGATGCCATCTGGTGATGTTGTGGTATTCATTAGCTTTGTAACCTTTGTTTTTCTTCTTTTAAGTGCTCTTTAAGCAGATGTACATAAACTTCTCTCTCATAGGGTATCATATTATTTAGATCTTCTAAACTATATTTATGATGCTGCATCAATGCAAAATTTGTTTTATAGTGATTGTATGCAGTTTCATGAGAGAGATTAATTAGAAAAAATTTGAGATGCCTGACAATATTTTTTTATGATCTAATGAACACACCGGACACTTATATTCTACTCTGTGCTGGTACTTAGGCATAGACTCAAAGAAATCTTTCATCTTAGTAAATTGTTCTGATGTTAGATTGTTTACGAATTCTACCATCTCTTCTAATTTAGTATCTTTCCCATGATGAATTTCGTCGCCACTATAAATCATATCAATAGACTGTGCCATTACTTCAATAACACTATTGACGTCACCATCATTACTATCACTCAGCGCTGCTAATTTGCTTAGCATATTAATTCCAGGATACTTCATGATGATGCCAACATCGTCAAATAGAGGAATCTTTTTACTGTGATCTGGATCAAACTCTACATCAATCTTTGTGATGTCGATGTTTAATTTAACTGCAGCTTTAGGATCATTTTCACATGTGTCGCAATAGAACATTAGGTCAACGGTTTCTCCAACTGACTTTGCTCTAATTTGGCAGAAGATATACTCAATATCAAATGTTGCAAGTGATTCAACATCTATTTTATTTTTAGCGCATGATTCAATAATACCCTTTAAAGTATCAGACATTACTGTCACGTCTTCACTTTGCTGAGCAATTAATAGAGCCTTTTCTTCTTTAACTAGAAACGGTCTGAATTTAAACTTCTCTTTTGTAGAGGGAATCTCTAGTGTATAAACTGGAGTGTTTTGTACTGGTAAAGCCATTATTTGTCCTTTCGCATTTGTTCAATCATCTTACTCAATTCAGTAGTGCTACCAACAAACACACTATTGTTTGTGACATTGGTAACACCTTGGGGTGTACGTTCAGTATCTTTGCTTTCTAATTTTGCATGTTTAGTGTGTAAGTCTAGTAGTTGATGGTTTATATCAGCCACATGTTTCATCAGTCCTCCAACAACTTCAAAAGCTCTTGGATGTTCTGAAACCTTTGCTATTTCAAGTGCGTGGTTTACAGCATCTTGCCCTTGACGTAGTAATTCATATAGGTTGCCACGAGTCTTTTCATAGTCTGTTTGTATAAAATCATTTTTATAAGTTTCACTAGGTAGTATTTCTACTACTTCGGCCTCTATCTTTTGAGTAGGTGCCACATTAAATATTTCAGAGAGTTTATCTATCATGTTAAAAGACTTCCTAATCCAGTTTCTATACCTTGTGACTGAATTTGTGCAATTGCATTTGCAGCACTTATTTGATCGGCATACTGTTCGTTAAAAGATAATGCATTCTGTAAATATTCAGAAGGTACTGTAGTTGCCCAAACACTACCAGAATTTGCATAATCAAACGGTATCACACCGTTCAATGGTGTATTTTTATTCGTATTAAAGATGTTTTGAATGTTAGGATCACCACCTAAAGTATCATACATTTGAACACTGCTGTACTTATAATTAAACACTACTGCAAGTTTCATCACGTCTTTACTATTTTGATCTAATGCAATCGATTGAATATTTTTTGGATACGCTTCATAAAGAGTCATTTTATAAATGTTCTTGTCATTAGTATCTAATACTGTAACGTCAATGTCAGTTGTATAATTGTCGTAGTAATTTATTGTTCTTGATATTGGATTAATAACACAATTAATCCATGTATCGAAAAAATGTTTCACAGTCATTGCTTGATCTACATAAAAATTTAAAGTGACTGGATCAAAATTTCTGTCATATGGAATTTCACGTTGCTCACCAAAGGTTCTGGTTGGTTGAGTAGCTATATTAATTCCAGGAATAGATGTGCTTTCACAAAACAAATGAATTATTTGAAGGTTGAACATATCTTTCTGAATAAGATCTGGCAATCGAAAATCAACTAAGAATCTATTGTTCTTAGCTAGTGCACGACTTTTAACTTCTTCTTTAAATCTTTGTAACGACATTATTGACCCCAAACGTTATTTTTTCTAGTTTTAGCAAAGCTTTCTACTGGCAACATCAACGTTGTAGTCCAATCTGTAGGAGCTACCATTTTCAATGGACTTTGTAGATGAGTCCCTAAATATCTTTTTACACACTTCGCGGCAAGTTCATGTCTAGCAAGACCTTTGATTGCTCCCCATGAATATCTAAGTCTGGTTTTCTCATCAATAGCCTTTGTATTTTTAAATTTAAGAAGACCGTCAAACAATACTATCCTAAGTTGATAAGGAAGATAGTGCATGTTTAAACCAATGAATCCATCTTCAGTTTTCTCAAATGGAAATACTAAAGGAAATCTATCATAGTGCGGCAACTCTTCTTTGTATTTTGGTTCATAAAAGAACATGTACATATTGCCTGGAATAATCTGAGTTACTCTATCTCCATGTGTCTTATGGAATAGATTAGTGTTAATGCGTTCACGCGACAAAAGAGTAGCCTGTTGCTGAAACCAACCTTTAGACTTAGACACAATTGATGGATCGTATCTGTATTTTTCGTAAATGTCTTTAGTACTCATATTCCTAATTCGTGTTCGGTTAGAATGATAAACTCCATGTCGCGGTCTTTTGCGTATCTAGTAGCTGCCTTCCACTTAGCCTCATTAACTCCCCACGTCTGTACTTCTTTAAGAAATCTAGGAGTTCTTCTAGAAGGAGCAATAGGAGGTTTTGTTTGAATAGCTGGTTTAATTTCTACCAGATACTCTTTTGTGTTTCCATTTATATCTTTTATTTTTACTCTAAAGTCTATAAAGTATCTATGTGGTCTATTATCTATAGGAGAGATGTATGGCACAATTGTTTCTTCAGAATGCCATTTTATAACTGCAGCATTGTTATCACACCATATAGCAAACTTGGTTTCCCAGCTAGATCTCATCACTATGCTTGTTGGATCTCCCGAGTATTTTTGAGGATTCTTAGGAACAAATTTTCGTTTGTGGTACATAGATATAAATAAAGGATAGAGCTCTTAACTATTTATAGGACTTCCAATGGCCCAAACAACAACAGTACCAGTACCGCCAACTGGTGTGCCAAAATCAGATTATGTTAAAAAGAAATACCAGAAAGATAAGTATTCTGTACAGGGATATGAGTACCCGAATGATTTAATGGGCAGAAACAATGAATATGGCGGAAATTATGCTATATTCTATATCAACGTGGCTGAAGATTCTAAGATGATTACAAATAAGCAGGTTGCTACACTATCTGCTGCAGATCAAACTATTGCTGACAAACAAAGAGTTAAGAAAGCTATTACTGGACTTGATATAGATAAAATCGACGCAGTGGTAGGTGGAGCAGTCGCAGGCGGAGTGCTTGGTAAAGTAGCAGGGTCTTTTCTTGGTTTTGGCGGAGCTACTAAAGGAGCTGTTGTTGGCGCCGGCGCTGGTGGAGTATTGGCAACTCAAACATCTAATTTTACTCGCAGTCAAAAGAGACTTCAAACTGCAATTGCACTGCATATTCCAAATGACCTATCTATTAGATATGGAGTAGGATGGGGAGAAGAAGAGATGTTTGCTGCGGCAGCTGCTATGTCAGGTGCACAAGAATTAGCGTCTGCCAATGTTGGTAATGTTACTAGTACGGGTGCCGCTGCTATTCTAAGAACTGCGCCAGGCGGATCATTCTTAGGTGTTGCTGCTGGACTAGCTCCCAATCCAAAGAAAGAACAGGTATTTAATGGAGTTGATTTTAGAGCTTTCAATTTCAACTATAGATTTGCTCCAAGATCTTCTGATGAAGCTAAGAATGTGATAAACATAATTAATACGTTTAAGTATCATATGCATCCAGAGTATAAAGATACTACTGGTTTCTTATTTTTATATCCTTCAGAGTTTGATATTGTATATTATCACGGTGCTGAAGAAAACTTGAACATTCATCGTCATACTTCTTGTGTATTAACAGACCTGACCGTAAATTATTCTCCCAACGGAGTGTTTAACACAT